CAACGAGATGTTGCTTCCAATTGGGGGTCGTGTGGAAGACACCAGATCCCAACACATTCGGTCCCAGAAGGAACGTATGTGAGTCGGAAACGGCGAGTAAGAAACTCGTCGAGCCCGCGGGTAGTATGGCAGTCGCCATGCTTTTCCCAAATCTGGTTGCGAAATGACGTTAACGACGTGATTTCGCTAGTGTCGTCACGTTTGCGCGGCAAATTTCGACGCATGTAGGCGGGGGTTACATCTACCCCGTCAAATGCATCGAGACCGCACGACTCTCTGAACTTCCCCGAAAGGAAGCTCTTAGAGGCGTTGACCTTGAGCCCGTTAAGCTCAAGAGCAGCAATCGCAGCGGGTGCATCTTTTACGGAGAGGATAATATCATCTCCGTAGATGCGCAACCCGGAACCTTGGGTACCCAGATTCTTAACGAAACTGGGACTAAAGTTCCCTCTACCCCGACAAATGCTCGTAACAACGAGCGCTGTAAAGACCATGGCCTCTACAGGAAATGTCAGGGCGGAGCCCATCGAAGCGAACTTGTTCAAAAGAGCAAGGTCGCCTCCGGGTAGCTGCACGAATGCGGATCGAGAGAGCCGAAGATAGCGCAGGAACGCGGGTGAAAACCCGAATAACTGTTCTACTAAGGCCATCGATACGCGATCCGAGGCGTCAGAAAGGTCTACAGTGGCTATCGAGCCATTGTAGGATCCGTTCTTCGCCATCATCCGATTGTCATCCTGCGAGTCAAACGCACAGACGCTTCGAGCGTCGCGTAGACCCTTCCTTAGCTTTTTGAGCAAGGATTGCTGCATGAACTGGTTGTAACTAGGCTCGATCGAAATGAGCCTTGGTTTCTCAGCAGTTTTTGGAACCGCTTCCAGTCGTGCAGGAATTGTCCCGAATGTTGGGGGACGATTCTGCAGGGACTCCCAATTGGGCCGGAATTCTTCCGATCCAACAAGAGAGTCGGCATCAACCGATATCGTTGAGAAATTCCAACGCGAATTGGTGCCCAATCGTTCTGATACAGCCCCCGGGCCATGACTTCCTTTGAATGGAGAGGTCATAGCCGAACCGATAAGTGACCCAAATAGTATCTGGGCTACTCTCGGTGCGTAGGGATCGAGACTCGACTTAATGTCGGCTTTGGAAGGGAGTTCAGCATCAAGCTGAACGAACTTCTCAATAGCAGTCTCGACGCGGGACGGTTCGCAGACTTCGAATACCTTCTTGAAGGTACGAGAGATCTGACGAAGCCACCTGATCGCGTCTACGCTGGGGTTGTCAAGCAACACACCGTCATCGTCAAAGATCATACTCCAAATGTCCCGAAGGAACTCAGGGTATGCGCACCGCGATTTCCACCCAACGCAAGTTGGGAGAAATCCGTCTCTAAGACCAGCAAGAAGCAGGTCGTCGAGGCGAGGCAGAGCGATCGAAATGAAGGGTAAACCTTCACAGTCGAATCGTTGACGAATCGTGACAATGTCGCGAGACGGGTCGAATCCCAATGAGTCTCCTGCATCAAGCAGGAGTAACTCAAGGAGGTCAACTTGGCTTTTCATCTCTTCCCCTTTCAGGGGTCTAGGGATCCAAGCCATCGTAGTTTTTCCGTGGGGTGACTAGCCCCGCTTGAGAACGTTCATCAGAAGAGCGCCGAGCGTAAGCCCGACTGCTCCAAAGAGGAACATCATGGACACGATAATAAATGTCTCCATGAATCAGTTCTCGCCAGCGATAACCTTTTTGAGGTTAGCGTTGGTGCTCGCCGTCAACCAGGT